TTGCTGACGCCACATTAATTCTGCGGCCCTTCCCGATTTCCTAATAAATATTTATTTCTCCGCGTATTTAATTCTCTGCCAAATATTTATTTACAAACTTCCCGCGCCAAAAAATAAATATTCGGGCGTTCACCTTTTGTCCTACCCGAGGTCGGGGCAAGAAAAATCCCCCGGAAGGGGACCTGTCGAGTGAGACGTTCACGACAGCTTCCGGGGGGAGTCAGGGAGGAAACACTCCAATGTCCGAGCAAGGACACTCCTACTTCCTAGCACGCCTGCTGCGTCTGTCAACCCCGCTGCCTTCGTCATCTCCGTCGCTCTCGACGGCGGCCAAACCTTCCTCGATCTCCCGCGGGCTCTCGTCTGCAGTCACTTCAGGAACCACACCTGGGTGGGGCTGTATCTTCAACGCATGACCGTCCGGCCCGAACGTCACGGTGCTTGTTCTGGTTTCCACCCCTCCGTCGGGTGTCCCATATGGCACTGCAATTCTACACCATCTATGTCCGCTCCCTGCATGCGTGCCGAACGTGATCGTCGCTCCAGTGTGCGCGTCCGCGATCTCCTGGTGCGCGGCTTCGAACTTGTCTTCATCCTTCATTTCTGCTCTCCTTGACATGATAAGGACACAATCTACTCGCACGGCTATACATAGCACAGGGAAAGGGCGAGTGATGAAGACACCATTTAACCTCGTCAGCACGGCCATCCTGGGCGGCTCCTACGACGAGGAGACGCAGGAGTTGGACCTGACCTTCTCCAATGGTCGGACCTACACCCTGCACAACGTCCCCAAGACTGTCGTGGAGGAGCTGCAGGACGCCCCCAGCGCGGGGAACTACTTCAGGGAGCGAATGAAAGGAAGGTACTGATGGCTAAGAAAGACAAAATGGAAAAGACGATGCACGAATGGAAAGAGGGAAAACTGCATTCCGGCTCGAAAACCGGACCCAAGGTAAAGTCGAGGAAGCAGGCCATTGCGATCGGCCTTAATCAGAAAAGGAAGGGAAAATGAGCGATACAAAAGGCACAATGAACACAATTGGTTGGGCCGTCAAAACGATGCAGAATGGCGGCAAAGTACGGCGGTCGGGGTGGAACGGCAAAGGCATGTGGCTTGCTTTACAAGTTCCTGATGCGCATTCAAAAATGGGTTTGCCATATGTTTACATGAGTACGGTTGGTGGCAAGCTTGTTCCTTGGCTGTGTTCACAGACCGATCTTCTTGCAGTCGATTGGGAGCTTGCCGATTGATCGACGTAGCTTCTCTCACCCCACTGGAACAGGCGGTCATTCGCCTGTCCCCCCAGGTCAACCCATACAACGCGCATAGGACACTCTTTGCCCACCGCCATCCGAACGAGACGCCAGATTTCCACTTTGACATCATCCGCGACCTACATGGAGAAAGTCGAAGGCTTCTGTTCCTTGCTTTCCGAGGCGCAGCAAAAAGCACTCTTGCTGAAGAAGCCATCACGATCGGAGCTTGCTGGCGACGTTTTCGCAATCATATCATCATTGGAGAAAGCGCAACTCGTGCTTGCGAGCGTCTTGCGTCAGTTAAGCACGAACTCGATTTTAACCCGTACATCCGCGCCATCTTTGGAGACCTTCATGGCCCCGTCTGGAATGAAGACAAAGTTGTCCTCAACAACGGAGTTGTCATCCAAGCTTTCGGTCGGGGCCAATCCCTTAGAGGAACCAAGCACGACGACCAGCGGCCCGACTGCTGCCTTATCGACGACATCGAGGACGAAGAAAGCGTAAGTTCCCCGGAACAGCGGGAGAAGACGAGGCAGTGGTTGATGCGGACGCTGGTGCCGGCGCTGGCGCCTGATGCCAAAGTTCACATCCTGGCCAACCTGCTGGACCCCGACTGCCTCGCCGCGTGGCTGGAGAAGAACGGGGGGTGGACGGTTCACCGCTATCCCTGGGAGTACATAGACGAGGCGGGGGAGCGTCGGGCGACGTGGCCGTCACGCTTCCCGCTGGAGCACATCGATTTCCGCAAGGACGAGTTCCTGCGCTCGGGCATGCTCAACGAGTACATGCAGGAGTTCATGGTCGAGGCGGTTGATCCGTCCACGCGCGTCTTTACGCGGTCCATGTTCAAGGTAGAGCCGGTCGTGAGGACGTGGCACCCGACATACGCCATGTACGATCCGGCGCGGACGGTGAAGGCTTCCAGCGCGCACACGGGAAAGGTGGTGTTTTCATGGGTTGGGACCAAGATGATAGTGTGGGACGCTTCCGGCGAGTTATGGATGCCGGACAAGATCATCGAGGACATCTTCCAGACCTGGGAGGAGTACCAGCCGATCAAAATCGGGATCGAGAAGGAAGGTCTGGAGGAGTTCATTCTGCAGCCCTTGCGGGCCGAGCAGACACGGAGGCAATGCATTATCCCTGTCGTAACTCTCCCTGCGCCTGTTGGCAAATTGGCCTTCATCCGCTCGTTGCAACCATTTTTCGTGAGCGGCGAGGTTACTTTTGCAAAAGAGCTGCCCGTGTTGCAGCAGCAGTTGTTGAGCTTTCCCACCGGAAGGATCGACGTGCCTAATGCGCTGGCCTATGCGTTGCGTATGAGACCTGGACTTGCTATCTATGACAACTTCGGTTTTAACAACGTAGTGGACGACTTGGATGTTCAACGCAACACGGCATGCTATCTTGCAGTCAATGCTACCCGGCTCTACACCGCGGGCGTGCTTTCTCAGCTCGTCGGGGGAACCATGCGTGTTGTGGGGAGCTTCATTCGAGAGGGAGACCCGGGGAGTTCTTTTTATGATATTGCTGCGGTTGCTAAAGCGATGGCCGGGGGGAAGATCGTGTATTACGCTCCTGCAGAGCATTGGGGGGCGTATGATTCTATCGGGTTACGAAGTGCGGCGGCTAGAGCGGGGGTACGTCTCAACATGGGGGGACTGTGTTCTCTGGGTCGAGAGGAGACCCGCAAACGACTGGAGAGCCTTGCGCACGGCCAGCCTGCGCTCGTGGTATCGTCGGGGGCATCGTGGGCCTTGAACGCCTTTGCCGGGGGCTATGCGGCTTCCATCGTCAAGGGTGGGCCTGTCAGTGGGGCTGCGGAGGAGGGCATCTACAAGGTGCTCATGGAGGGTTTCGAGAGCTTTATGGCCGTTGCCGGGCGTTCCCTGGGCTCTGGCGAGGACCGGCCGAACTATGCTATAGACGGTGCTTCGGGTCGGCGGTATCTGACTGCGCGGCCACAGGTGCAAGTTAGTACGGAAACGAAGCTATGACTGATCGTGCTTGTAAAGAGACTGAGCCCGTCATGGTGGCCTGGAAGAAGTACCAAGAGACCGAAGATTTTGCTAGAACAGCGGAATGGGCTATTGATCTCAGGTATACTGAAGGTTCTTTATGGGCCGCATTCCACGCAGGTTTTTGTGCTGCGACCGAGCGAGCGGCGGGGCTGCATGAGAGTGTCAATCCTGCTTCTGATGAGGAACGTAGCAACCATGTTCCCGGTGCTGGAGGCATGGGTGCAGTGCTTCAGTACCGCGATTTGATTCGTGCGGAAGATTAGCATGGCGAAACGAAAATCTAAGGATGACGTAAATTATACGGACCTTGCGGCTGATCCTACTGAGCAATGTCAGGGCTGCAAATTTTTCATCAACGGTGAAGCCTGCGCCAAGGTCATGGGCGCCATTGCACCCGAAGGGTGGTGCGAGCTTTATGCCGAGAAGGAAGACGTAAAGGACCGCAACCGCGAGCTAGGGGGCAACGAGAATATTCGAGAGCAAGTCCTGAAGCTCGCCAAGCGCGTGGACAAGGCGTTCATGGATCAGTGGGAGCGGGGCAACGACCAGTGTGACTACTGGGACATTTACAACACTGTTCTCGGTGTCAAGCAAGGTTACTCCGGCAACTCCCAAATTTATGTTCCGATCGTCAAGGAAGCCATCGACGCGCGAAAGACGAGGTTCGTCAACCAGATTTTCCCCCGGTCGCAGCGTAACGTCGAGTGTATTACGTCCGACGAGAAGCCCTATCATGTGATGGCCCTGCTGGAGCACTACATCCGGCGCACGCGGCTGCGCACGCAGATCATGCCGGCGCTCATGATCAACGGGGACGTGGAGGGGCAGTACAACATCTACGTCGGATGGGAGGACAGTGAGCGGCATGTTGTCTATCGGACCAAGGCAAAGGCTGAAGTTGAGGGCGAGGCTAGCGACATACTTGATCCAGAGGCGGACGACGACATGGAGTCCGCAGTCGTCGTACACCAAGGCCCGAGCGTTGAGGTTCTTTCGGATACCGATGTGGTTGTTGTCCCTGTGTCTGCTTCTTCTGTGGGTGATGCTCTCGCTAAAGGCGGGGTGGTTGCGATAAAGCGCATCTGGTCGAAGGAACGGTTGAAGCAGGCGGTTGACGACGGGGAGATTGACGAGGAAATCGGGGAACTTCTAGAGGACGATATTGCCGCTTACGGAACGGGACAGGAGGGTGATCCCAAGACGGCCAAGAAGCATATTGATGCTGCTGGTATTATGTCCGATAAGGACGGTGAGGCCATTGTTATTTATGAGATGTATTCGCGTCTCAAGGTAGACGATGAACGGCGGCTGTGCAAGATTTTATATGCCGGCGGCACTGAAGGGAAAGAGCGCGTTCCCAGCGTGAGGCTCAATCCTTACTGGAACGACAAGTGCCCGTTGATTTCCGCTGCGCAGAATAAGCTCAGTGGGGCATTCAAAGGAGCGTCGAAGATCGCTGCGGTGGACAAGCTCCAGTACGGGGCAAACGACGTGGTGAATGAGGGGTGGGACAGTGCTGCGTACGCCCTTCTTCCCATCATTATGACCGATCCTACGAAGAACCCGCGCACAGGGTCGATGGTCCTCAATCTCGCGGCCATTTGGGAGACGAGCCCAAATGATACGAAGTTCGCGCAGTTTCCTCCGTTATGGAAGGATGCGTTTTCTATTGTGGCATCTGCTAAGACTGAAATTTTTCAGGTGCTTTCGGTGTCGCCTGCTGCCATTGCGCAATCAACTGGGCAAAAGGTCAAGCGTAATCAGGCCGAAATTGCCAATGAGCAGCAGGTTGACATTCTCAGCACGGCTGACGTTTGCACTAATATTGAGGACGAAATTCTTACCCCCCTCCTACGCTGGTTTGTTGACCTCGATCATCAATTTCGGGAGAAGCCTATCACCGTGCGGGAATACGGACAGATGGGGCTTGCAACCCGGATGGAGGAGATACCGCCGATCGAGTCGAACCGCCGGTACGAATTTCGTTGGTTCGGGGTGGAGGCAGCGAGGAACGCGCAGGCCATTCAGATGCAGATCAGCGCTATGAACGTCATCAAGGGCATTCCGCCGGACCAGTATAAGGGTTACGAGATCAATTTGGTGCCTGTGATAAGTCTGTTGGTGGAGAACGCTTTTGGTTCTCGTATGGCGCCCGAGATTTTCAGGAATTTGAAGTCCAAACTGTCCATGGCTCCCGATGAGGAGAATAAGTACCTCAAGATGGGCTTGGCGTTGCCCGTGCATGAACTTGACGAGGACCAGAAGCACATGCAGGAGCACATGCAGGCCATGGAGGATGGCGATCCCACGGGGGCGGTGCGGGAGCACATGATGCTGCATCGGTTCCAGATGGAGAAAAAGATGCAAGCGCAGATGGCGCAGATGATGCAGATGCAGCGTGGGCCGCCTCCAGGCGGTTCCCCCGGTCAAGCCGGGGGACAAGCCTCGCCGCGGCAGGGCGCGGCGGCCGGTTCTCCCAGGGGTGGACAAGCTCCCCCTGGCGCGGTTCACGCCGATCGGCTACAAGATGCTGCAGCAGCTCCAAGGAGATAGACGATGCGTTGGATTTTAGCCCTTCTCCTTTCGTTGTTCTGCTGGTCCGTTCAAGCGCAGAACTTTGACGGGCTAGGTGCCTATGGGTGCATGAATGCCCAAGTTTCGACGTGTCAGTTGAAGACGGCTGGGGGTAAGCTTTACGATTTCCAGCTCTCGAACGTCAGTGGCACTGCGACATGGGCGTTTGTCATGGATACGGCGACGGTGCCGGTGAATGGGGCAATCGCAGGATGTACGACGGCACAGGCGCCTTGTCTGCTTAAAGCCTACCAGTTGAGCACGTCGGGAGCGACGATCGGCGTCATGTGGACGCCTTCCTCTGTTCTTTTCTTCGCTGGCCTTGTGATTGCCTGTTCGACAACGGCGCCGCCAACGCTGACTCTTAGTGCGACGTGTTTCATGTCTGGAGAGACCCAATGAGAAGATGGCTTGGCGCTCTTGCCGGACTGCTGCTGTGCTCGGTTGCACACGCCGAGATTATCAATGTTACGCCTGCCGGTGGGAGTGGCGGCACGACCACCATCGTCCCCAACTCCACACCCTGCACCGGCTGCACCGCGAACGGCCTCCTCTATTCCGATGGGATGAAAGTCCAATCTCTCGCCACCGCCAACAATGGAGCCCTGGTCACCTCTGCGGGAGGGGTGCTGAGCATATCGACGACGCTGCCGAGTGGGTTGACGATACCGGGGTATGCGCCGCTGGCGTCGCCGACATTTACCGGCACAGTGACGCTGCCGGATAGTTCGACATGGACCTCAACGCTGTTGACGTTAGCTGCATCTAGCGGATTTCGCCAACCAAATGGCGCCAATAGTGAATATGGTGGATGCACTTGGGCAACCAACATTTGGACTTGCGGCACGACGACGAATGCGGGAACGGCTCGGGCGGCGGCACTGCGTGTTAATGGCAGCGGCTTGTTGATAAACACCACAGGCATAATCGCTTCCTTTGATACGACTGTTACCCAATTTAACCTGACGGCCGGAACGGGAGGAATGTCGGTTGCCACAGGGAACGGCAAACTTGCATTTGCAATGGCGGGAGGCGGAACTAATTACATCGGATATGGGCCGACGACCAACGATGCTGCCTGTTTGGGGTATTCGTCATCATACCCTAACGGTAACATTACTTGTGTTTTAACGTGGACTGACAATGGAACTGTGACCATCGCGCCGAACAACTCCATTACGAACATCACGGGATCGCTTACCGTCTCCGCTCTCGCCAACGCCGCCACTACTTCCGCCGTTTGCTACAATACCGGAACGGGTGTTCTGACGTACGACGGCACCGTCGGCACCTGCACCGTCTCCGGTCGCCAGTTCAAGAACATCCTCGGCGGGTTCGACAGCGTGGCCAATATCGATTCCTTGCGTCCTGCCGTCTACCGTTACAAGCCCGAGAGCGGGTTTGACGATGGCCGTGTTCATGTCGGGCTGATCGCGCAAGATGTGGCCCGGATGGACGATAGATGCGTTGTTCGCAATACAGATGGTGAGATCATCAACTTTGAGGATCGTTGTGTCATAGCGCATTTAATAACTGAGCTACACGATTTACGAAGGAGCATCGCACGATGATGCGTCTTGCGCTCCTACTGCTGGTGTTGACGTTTTCCTTTGGCGCAAAAGCGCAAGGCGTTGATTGCACCGGCACGGTGGATAGCACCGCCGTGTTGCAGGCCGCCGTCAACGCGATGCCAGACACCGGCACGATATACTTTCCCATCGGGTGCAAGGTGAAGCTCGGCACCGGAATATCGTCGGGCCAATGCGGAATCACGATCACGTCCCGCGTTGGCGTGCAGTTCAGGTCGGACGTGTTGATCGGCAACTTCGGTGGCGGCCTCACCCCGACATTCTACTGGTACGGTAATGGCGGGACGGTCTTCTGCGTAAATTCTACGGATCATCCCCGCTTCATTGGCCTTGGGTTCCAAGTAGCCGGTGGCGGGAACATGGATTCCTGCATCACCTTCGATGGAAACCCATCTGGCCACATCGGCACCAACGGAATGGTTGATTACGTCGTTTGCAACAATGGATCGAACGTTAATCCAAATTTCGTCGGCATCTCGATCTCCCCGACTGCTACCAGCAACCACGAAAACTACGAGATCAGTCATCTATATCTCGGTTGTTCCGGTCCGGAGGCTGTAGTTCGTGCTCGTGACGGCGTGACCATCTCCGGTTCCCCTAACATAAGTTCAGTCGGGGCCGCATTTGTGTCCGGTGACGTGGGCCAGCCGATTAACGTGTCTTATCCCGGCGGCAACGTGCAGACGACGGTAGCGAGCGTGATCGATGCACAACACGCGGTCCTCGCAAGCCCAATCCCGGCGTCTGTGACCCAAGCCACGATCATTACAGGTCAGTCCTACGGCATTGGACTCCGCAACGGTGCCAATCAGAACGCGATCCAGCAGACCTTTCGCCGGATCACCTATAACCGCTGCCGCATCGGCATTGATCTCGTCGGGGGGAATGCCGAGATCGATCACGTCAACGGTGGCCAGAGCGACATTGGGATTCAGATTGGCGGCTTTGTCGCGGAGCAAGTCTCGATCAATTGGTACGAGAGCGAGAACGACCTTCGCGGCATCGACAGTGCTGGTCCGCTGCTCATGGTCACGAACTCGCGGCTGTCGAACGGCAATCAGTATGGTGACGGCTTCTTCAGCTTTGGAGGCCGTGTCAATGTCCAGAACTCGTTCTCGAATTTTCATGCTCCGGCCGGATCGGTGCTGGTGGGCGCGAAGTCGGGAACCGCGACCCTTACTGGCATATCGAATGCGTGGCGTCAGCCGACGTGGGCACAGCTCGGTTATGGGCTATTCCTGAGCCCGTCAGCGACGTGGATTAACGATGACGTGGCTGGCGCGGGGGACGCGCCCTCAGTCCATCAATTCGGATGTCAGAACGATGGTGTGTGTTTGGGCTCGATCGCGTATGGCCGCAACGCGGTAGCTGTACAGGGGCGGGCCATCAATCTGTTCGCCGCCGCAGCGGGCCAAACTTTGGTAGGTGTGCGCGGCGTGGTTGACGCGAATCCCGGCGGCTATCCGTTTCCCGGCAATGGTGGGGCGTCCTGGAATATGGTCGGCGTACAAGGGATGATCCAGAATGACTGGCTCTATAGGGGGTATGCTGCGGCGATCGAAGGAGGTTGGTATCCGATCTCCCCGATTCCGGTGCCGCAAGTGAATTGGAGAACGTTTCCTTAATGTCACGATCATGGTCTCTCGGCCTCCTCGCCGCCACATTCCTGACCTCTGCGGCTTTTGGGCAGCAAGTCCCACCGCTGGAGCTGCAATACGCAATCCAAGCCTGTCGGAACATGCTCCATGGGGAGGTCGAGAACTCCCTTGGTAGCGCCGGTTACGCTAATCAATGGCAGGCTAAGGCAAACGAACTGACAGCCAAGGTTGCCGAGCTGGAGGCTAAGTTGAAAGAGGCCGATGCGGCAGCAAAAACGGAGAAGCCTTGACTTTTTTCCTGTTTTGTTCCGTAATGCCCACTTCGCATGGCGGGCGTAACCCGCTCCCGAGTTGTGCTCGTTATCGCACTGGAGAGTGAAATGGCTGACGACGACACCCCGCAAGACGACGAACTTGATTTGACGGATGACGAGCTTGACACCGATCCTGCCGGTCAACCTGATGCAGAAGATGACGACGCGGCTGGCGGGGCCGACGAAAACGCTGACGACGACGAGGAGCCAGAGCAGGAAGACGCTTCAGGTTCCCAGGAGCCAATTGCGGCGCGCCAGCCTGCTTCCCGTGCCGGGCGTGCCGTTTCTGCTTTGCGCGCCGATCGGCGCCGGCAGGCCGAAGAACTCGCCGCTGTGCGCCGGGAGCTGGCAGAGCTGCGGCAGACCCGCCAGCAGGCTCCTGTGGTGCAGGAAGACCCTCGTGTGGAAGCGGAGCGTTTGGCGCTCATGTCTCCCGAGGAGCGCATGGAGTACCGGCTCGACCGGTCTCTGCGAGCGCACCAACAGCAGACTTCTGCGATGGTTTTCAACATGCAGACCCAGCAGGACAAAGCTGCGTGGGATGCCCGTGCGGCCGGCGACAAGCTGCGATCGAAGCTTGCTGCCGATGTGGAACGCGAGTACCAAGCTTGCATCGCACGCGGGCAGTATCTCCCCCGAGAGAATATCTACATTTACCTCGTGGGGCAGCGGTTCATTGCCAACCGAGGAAAGGGAGATGGCAAGGCAGCTCGGCGAGTTGAGCGTGAGCGCGTGCGTCCTGCCAGCGGTCGCGGCGACGTGCAGCCGGAACGGCGCGCGGCTCGCGGTGCCGGTACGACTTCCGACTTTGAGCGCCGATACGGCGACATTCAAATCTGAGGCGGTGGCAACTCACCGCTTTAACTTCGGAGAGCGGTGATGGCAGTCAATGTTGCTTCTCAATTTTCTGGCGACATAAGCCAGTACATTGCAGACAAGACGCTTCCTCTCGTGCGCCGGCAACTGGTCGTTTACCAGTTCGGCGATCCCGCGACGCTCCCCAAAGGGCAAGGCACGACCTACACGGCGAGCCGTTATCCGCGCGTGCCGCTGCCGTTCGCTCCGCTTTCGGAAGGCGTGCCTCCGATCGGGCAGTCGATGACGCTGCAGCAAGTCAGCGCGCAAGCCCAGCAATGGGGCGATAAGATCACCATTACCGACGTTGCGGAAATGACGATTAAGCATCCGTTGTTCAAGAAGGCAACGGAGTTGATCGGCCTTCAGACTGCCGAGACAATGGAACGCAACACGTTCACCAATCTTCTCGCGGGCAGTCAGATTAACTACGTCAACAGTCGTGGCGCTCGTGCATCTCTTGTGGCGGGTGACGTTCTAAACCCCCACGAGATCAATCGCGCTTCGGCCATGCTGATTAATCTCGGTGCGCCTCGTTTCATGGGCGACGAGATGACCGACATGAAGCTGCAGGCGGATGCCGGCGGCGCGAAGGCGTCCAGCAATCCGCGCAAGATGCCGCATTACGTGGCGGTGGCGCACCCCTTCCCGCTCGGCGATCTCAGCGAAAATCAGACGATCGTTACGGCCTGGAGCTATAGCGATCTCAATCGCCTTTACAATTATGAGGTCGGCGAGTGGCGCGGCATCCGGTTCTGCCAGACCAATATGTGCCCAAGTTTTACGGGAGTTGCGCAAGTCAACCCTGTTGCGGTTGGTGGCGGCACACTGGCGGCGACGAACTACTTTATCATTGTTACCGGATCGGACACGCAGAATCAGTACGAGTCTCGTATCTATCAAGTGTCCAATTCTACGGCTGTGGGGGCTAATGGTGCGCTTCAGGTGACACTGCCCGCGACGTCAGGGTTCACCTATAGCATTTACATCGGCACAACCAACACGCCGTTCAATCTCGGACTGAGCGCTTCGGGTCCGACTTCCGGGCCTCTCATTGGGCAGGCTACTCAGCTTGCGCCGGGTGCCGTGGTGACGGTGACGGGAATCGGCCTTGCACAGACCCCGCCGGCTGCGCCGGCTACGGGTGTGACGGTCTACCCGACGTTCATCTTCGGACGTGGCGCTTATACGCAAGTTGTCCTCGATAGCATGAAGATGACTTACCTGAAAGAGCCGGACAAATCCGATCCGCTCAATCAGTTGCGGGTTGTTGGTTGGAAGGTGTTCTACGGAACTCTGATCAGTAATCAACAGTTCTTTATGCGTATCGAATCCACGTCTGCCTTCAGCGCCACCTTCGGCTGATAGCAAACTTAACGGAGGTAGCAAACATGTCGTATCGCGTGACCTATCAGGTGAACGTCGATTGGGTTGGAGATGGCCAAGGCCCCATGAGCGGCAACACAGCCGCTTCCGTGGGGATGGCCGCGGCCGGCGGCGCGCAACGCAAGACGGTTTTCAATGGCACGCCATCGGGGCAGATGTCGAAGACGTTTCTGGCGGCTGATGTTGCGACTTTGCTTACGGGATCGTCTTCAGTGCCGACAGGTGGGCTGGCGCTAGACATTTACAACCAGCTCATTGCTGCGGCCGTTCTTGCGCAAATCCAGAACTTCTCTACGGGGACTGGCTGATGGCAACCGGCACGCTCGGGACGACGGCGAACAACTCGCTTACGTCCCTTATCTTTGGTGGTGCGATGAACACCACCGACCTTGCGACGATCGCGCAAGGGGTCAAGAACGATCTTGTCAACGGCAATCCGATTTGGCCTGGGGCGTACGCACAAAACGGGCTCCTGTACGTCCCTAGCCGGGGAGTGCTTCGCGTGCTCCCCGGTGACTATGTAGGGATTGATTCGCAGGGTTGGCCGGTTCTCGTATCGGCCAACTCGATTGCCAACGCAGCGTGGACGCATACATGATCTTGCTTAATCCGAACACTGTTAAATATTGTCTGCACTGTCGTTGTCAAACATGGCATTACGACAGTGTGTGCGAATGGAGTGATCTACATAGGACGGCTACACATGAGCAAAAAAGAAACCCCGATCGACCGCAAGAACCTCCCGCTCAACCTGCAAATTCTCACCGATGAGGAGCTGCAGGAGCTTCGGGCGGAAGCGCGCAAGACAGTTGTTGCTGAGCTGTCGAAGCAGGCGCGTGACGAGTATTTTGCCAAGGCACTGGCGGAAGCGCGGCAGGCGAGCATTGCCGACGAGGAGTTGATTCACGTCCAGATCGACGTGGCGCCGTGGTGCCCCGGAGCGACGATCGACGGTGTTCAGTACTTTCACGGGTACACCTATCCCGTGAAAAAGTCCGTGGCGTGTGTTCTGTTCGAGCAGATGTGGCGGACGTGGGAGCATCAAGACGAGCTGGACGGCCGTGGGCGCAGTGAGGCGTACCGCCGGCCGCGCAATCTTTCGATCGGGCCGCGACACCTGGGGGTGTCGAATAACGCCCTGCTAGGAGTGTAACAAGGAGCGCTTAATGGAAACCCCGCACGTCAAGACGCCGGATGAACTGGCGGTTGCGATCACTGTGTCAACTCAGATACCTCCGAATCGAAATATCGTTTTGCAGACGTACCTTGGGCAAGAGCAACCGGAACGGGCCTTCAATCATCTCATGGACAAGCTTGGCCGTGTGGTTGATCGGCAGGATGCTTTCTATAAGAAGAAAGATTTGGTGCTCGGTCTCGCGCACGAGAAGAAGCTCTTGGCGCAGTTGACCGAGGACTATAATCGGATCGAGGGGCGATCGCAGGTTGCGTGGGAGGCCAAGGGAAAGAAGGGCCCGCATAAGTTGAGCCCACAGGAGGAACAGCAGAAGACGACGGCGCAGATCAACATCAAGCGCTACCAAGAGAGCATCGCCAAGATCGAGAACGAGATCGCGGAGTACGAGGAACTTTTGAATGCCCCTGACCGCGCAGCAAATATGCAGTCTGGCTAGGCAGGAGGCGAAGTGCCCCGGTTTTGCTTCGCAGTCCGGTCAGTATCTCAATTCGTGCCTGCAGGACTTGTGCATGAATTGGGATTTGGACGCTGCCATGGGCACGCAGTCCTATACGACTAACACGGTCAATAATCTTCCGACCGACTATCTTCGCACACGTGTCGTTGATGGCAAGGATGACATATTCTATACTATCAACGGCGTTCCCTATCCAATGATCCAAGTCACGCTGGCGGAATACGATTGGCTCGTGCAGACGCCGGGGTTTCAGAGTTACCCGCAGTTCTATGCAACGAACTTGTCGGTTTCACCGGCCCAAATTTTGCTGTGGCCTCCTCCTTCGGGGCAGTACCCGGTAACGCATCGTTACCAGCGGCAGATGCCTGATATTGCGACGCCTGAGACTTCCACGTCAGTTCCGTGGTTTCTCAACACGCAGATTTTGATTCGGTGGACGGCTGGGCTTCTCATGGGCCTGACAGGGGACCAGCGCCAAGCGGAGTACATGGGAGACGACGAGGAGAGATACCCGCTCGGGGCGCGTTCTCTTTTGAAAGCCTACCTGCGCAACGTTAGCGATCGTGAGGGGGCTGTAAAGACGGTCGGTTTGGATCGTCGGCGCTTTGGCCGAAGTTTTGACCGGCTCAAGAATACCAAATCCATCGGGTGGTGATATGACTGCTAGAACTGTTGCCGCTCTTACATCCGAAATAACTTCCGACTTCGCTGACAACACGACGGGGTTGATAACTCCTGCCCTGCTGCGGACGGTCACGCAGGATGTTGTCGATTCGACTTCGCAAGGGTTTGCCACTCCTCCCAATACACAGACCGGGGCAACTTACGCGGTCGTCGCCTCGGACTTCTCGATCATAGCCAATCGGGCTGGTACGGTCACGTTGACCTTGCCCGATCCCACTACTTGCGTTGGACGCATGTTGTGGATCAAGACGATTCAGGCGCAGACCGTCGTAAGCAACGCTTCCAATGTTATCCCTTTGAATGACGGCGCGGCGGGCACGGCGATCCTTGCCGCGACTGCAGGGAAGTGGGCCTTCATGCAGAGCGATGGCGTAAACTGGAACATCCTGGCAGGGAATTGATGTCCACCCTTCCCGGCACGCCTCTCGTTTGGAGCCCACAGGGTGCATCGGACACGCTCGACTCCTCGACTTCGTTTTCAGGGGCGATGCAGGCGCTTACCAATCTCATTCCCGATCCCACCACGCGAAATCTGTGGCAGTGCCGTCCCGCTTCGATTTTGCTCACAGACTTGGCAGCGCATGGGTTTGCCGGGGCTTCTTTCATATCCTGCATGCTCAATGTGGGTACGCGCATCTATGGGATGGTGTCCACAACACGCAACGCAGGCCGTGACGAACCTTTCTGCTACGACGTGCCTACCAACACCTTCATCTCCATAGCAGGGGTCACGGCGGCGAACTCCCCGATAAGTCCTAACACGTTCGGGGCCTGGAATCCGCCGCAGATGGTCCTCGTGGGGTCCAATATCATCGTGGCGCATCCCGGTTTTAGCGGTGCCGCCAACGCCTTTTTCGGTGTCATTAACATTCTCAATTCTTTTGCCTTGACGTGGACTGCGACCAACACGGCACCCACCGCGCTCGTGTTTCCTCCTCAGTGGGTGAGCAACTTCAATGGTCGGTGCTGGTTTCTGGTCAACCCTCCTAACTCTCAGCCTGCGGCCTACTTTTCGGACGTGCTTCTTCCGACACAGATAACAAACGCAAGTCAGATATTGACCTTTGACGATAACACGCCTCTAACGTGCTCTGCCGGACTGGCGCTCAACAACCAGCTTGGCGGCATCATACAGGCGTTGATTGTGTTCAAGGGTGTGGACAACCTGTACCAGATCACAGGAGATTTTGCGTTCGGTACGCTATCCAAAAACTCTATGAACGTGGCGACGGGAACCTTTGCCCCCAACTCGATCGTCTCGAGTGAGAAGGGCCTCATGTTCATGGCGCCGGATGGGGTGCGGACGATTGATTTTAACGGCAACGTCAGCGATCCCATTGGTAAGGACGGAGATGGCATTACGGTTCCGTTCTTTTTTGCTCTCGTACCTTCTCGTGCGTGTGCGGCTTTCAATGGTGGCGTGTACCGGGTGCAAGTGCAGAACGGGAGCTTGATCCCTGTAGGATCGGGATTCTCGACGGGATTTTCTTCCGGCTTCGGTGCTCCCACGTTCAGCAACCAACAGGAATGGTGGTACGACACGGTGCGAGGGTGTTGGTCGGGACCGCACACGACGGGTTTGTCTCTTACCATCCCCTACCAGAACACTTTCTTTGCAACGCTACAGAACGGCGGGGCGAAGATTTTCAGAAGTGACCAAGTGCAGTCGAATACGAGCACGTTTGTCGAGAACGGCGCGCAGCTCGTTTATAGCTATCAGACGGCCATGCTTCCCGACACGGACCAGATGTCGGAAGTGGCGATTATACAGACGACATTGCACATGGCACTTGTGGCAGGGCAGTCTGTCAGTTGCATGGCGCTCAATCAGGACAGCGCGCTTCTCGATCAGGTTACGATTTCCAGCTCGGGAACGGCAACGCTGTGGAACTTTTTCAACTGGAACAGCGCGGTGTGGAATGGTACGTTGAATGGCAACGCTTTGTTTCCTCGCCGCCTGGACTGGAACGCGCCTCTTGTGTTTCGTCGCATGCGTCTTTCCGCGAGCGGAATGTCGGCGGCGGGGTTGAAGATCGGACGGCTGCACATGCGCTATCAGGTGCTCAACTATCTGCAACAGGACTCGTGATGAAAAAGTTTCTGCTTGGGTTGCTTCTGTCCTTGTGGACTTCGGTTGCTTCGGCCGGTGTGTCCTGCACTATGCCTTTTACGTTCGTGCCGGGAACGCTGGCGGACGCAAATCAGGTCAATGCCAACTTCGCAGCCGCGGTTGCTTGCTTCCTCAATGCAGCCGGCGCAGGGAATAACAACGACATTACGGCCCTTCTCGCACTGACGACGCCGCTTACCACGGCGCAAGGCGGTTCATCTATCTACATCGGGGGTACTTCCACGGGATCGGCTAACGCCCAGGTGGTCGCATCACCCTCTCCTACCGGGTTTGCGTTGACGCGCGGTCTTAGTATCCTGTTCACAGCGGGGTTCACGAACACGGGGGCGACGCAGATTAATGTCAACGGTACGGGCTTAACCAATCTGTACCGGCAGTCACCCAGTGGCCCGCAGGCGCTCACCGGGGGAGAAGTCGTTCTCAACGATTTGACTTGGGCGATTTACGATGGAACGCAGTTCCAACTGGTCAACACGGGAGCGCAGTACGGGGGCTATGGGCCTCTCACGTCGCTGTCTTCCGTTGGCGGCACGCCCGATCTCGGTTCGGTTGCCAGCCACAACATTACTTTCACGGGCAATACCACGATCACATCGTTCGGATCGAGTGCGAGCACGACGTTTCCCCTTTATCGTTTGAACTTCTCGACGGCTCTCGTCCTCACGCACAACGGGACCAGCCTGATCCTTCCGAGCGCCACCAACATAACGACGGCTTCGGGAGACAATGCCGTCGCGTTGTACCTTGGTTCCGGCAATTGGCAGGTTGTTCACTACGATCGAGCTAACGGTACGTCGGTTGTCAGTCCGACACCGCTTTGTGGTTTTAGCGGACTTGTGATTGCCAACGGGGCCAGCAATTCGATCATCAACTGGTCATACACTAGCTCGGTTTTGATTAACCCTACAGGCAACGTCCCTGTTTTTTCCGGCTCGAAAAACGGAACGATAAACATTACGACGGGGACGGGAGGCACGAGCACGGCCGGGGGGATGGACGGTACGGGGCCGGGCAATAACACTTTCACTTATATGTACGCCATTTATAATGGTACGACATGGAGCGCAGTTGGCAGTGTTACTCCTCCTGCGACTGGTCCGGTCATGCCCGCGGGTTACACGTCGCTCTGCTACATGGGAGCGATGAAAACGAACGGATCGGGCAATCTTTACGGCACCCGTATCCTGGGGCCGGAAGCGCGCTATGTGAACGGAGGCGCAAATCTCACCGCGCTTCCTGTAATCGCCAATGGAACGATCGGAACGACTTGTGGCGGGGCAACCCCCAATTTTGCTTCCCAGACCATAGTGGGAAGCACTGGCGCGGGGATATGGGTTCCTTCTACTGCGGTGGCGGCTGATGTCATTGTGAGTTCTCAGTTCACATCGGCAGACACGGCGCTGGTTGCTGTTGCCCCCAGCGGTCCTACGGTCTTCGGGCAATTCACGACTGGCACGGCGAATACGAATCCTCCTCCGCTCTACACGCTTTCTACGTCTCCAAATCAGCTTGGGCGCATTCTGTTGGAGAGCACGGCAATTTGGGCTTGTAGCAGTGCCGCATCGGGGGCTGTTTTTTCCTATGGGTGGAAAGACGCTGTAAATGCCAACTGAATCGTGCTAGAAAGATCGAACCAACGAAAGGGTTAAAGCCATGAAGATCAGGAAGATTTTTGCCGCTCTTGCCGCCGTGGCTGCGACCACTGCAGTTGCGTGGGGCTTGTCGATCCCGCTGATTACGGGGGCACAAGACCCTAGTCAGCTCAATGCGACGCTTAACTCTCTAATTCAGAGTTTGAACACGCTCGTCACGCCGCAGACGATGGCGCCGTTCACCAATTTCCGCAACGTCCTCGACAACGGAAATATGGCTATCTACCAGCGGGGCACCGTTGGCACGACGATCACGACTTGTGGAACGACGACGATTCCGCAGACGGCCTACGGGGCCGATCGATGGGGATGCAATGCCAACGCGGCGGCGGGCGCAGGGCGGATGAAGGTTGTCACGACCGGCCCCACGCCTCCAGCGGGATTCACGGCGTCAGAACAGCTCTACCGGACTTCCGGTGTTTCTCCGCAGCCGACTTGTGCCATGCAGGAGATCGGCACGGTTAACAGCACGGCGCTTGCTGGGCAGTCTGTTGTTGTCAGTGTCTACGAGCAGCCGCTTGCTGGGCTCGTGGCCGATAATGGTGGGGCTTTCAACGTTTACATCTTCACCGGCACGGGGACCGACGAAGGGTTTGGTACTTTCACGGCGACTACGGCAATCACGCCGGCTTGGACGGGTATCGCTACGACCGGCTCGTTCTCGTTTACGAACGCGGCGGCGGCTTGGGTGCGCGTCAGTGGGAGCGCAGTAATTCCGGCGACAACGACGGAAATAGCAGCGGCGATATGTTTCACGCCGACTGCTTCGGGATCGGGCGTTACGGATGGGCTGGCCTTTACAGGATTCCAGCTTGAAGTGTCTCCGTCCGGGCAAGCGTCTCCGTATGAATTTAAGCCTCCGGGGTACGAGACGGTCGAGGCCAATCGTTACTTCTACTCGATCACGGAAGCTGCTGCGACGGTGCTGCAGAGCCCGTCTGGTAACGGTGCGTCAACGACGACATGCACGCTCAATATCCCCTTCCCTGTGACGATGCGTGCTGCGCCGACGTTTGTTGCCTGGGGAACGGCGTTGTCTGCTTCGACATGGACGATTACGCATATCGTGACGGCAACGGCTCTATCGACGCCTTATCTTGCCGTGCTCGGAGCCAACACCCCTACAGGAGGGAGCCTGACGGCCACGGTAGCGTCGGGACTGACGACGGGGCAGACGTGCGCTTTGACAGGAGCCGGCGGCGGATCGATCATTGGCTTCAGCGCGGATTACTGATAGAGTGCCTGCGCACTACCAACAAGCCTTAAAGGGGCGCCTTTTTGGGTACCAGTCAAAGGCGCCCCTTTCTTCAGGAGACGGTGATGGCCAAGAATGACATGCTTTCCGGCCTCTCAACCAAGAGCCCGAGTGCCACCGATGCAAGTACCCGTCCGCCAACTTCGGCCACAGTCAAGCAAGACGCGACACGATCCTCCGTTGCCCCTAATCAAGGGACGATCGGACCGCGAACTGCTTGAACTGACCTACCAGCGCGAACGGCTTGAAAAGCTCCTCCGCGACGGGGAGCTTTTGCCTTTATTGCGGGATCATTTCAATGAGACTGACCCCGATGCAAAGCGTACTTCTGTTGATGTTGACTGGGACTATTATCTCGGCGCTGATCTCGCTGGCCGTTTCGTTGTTTATACTGCCCGTGACGGTGCTGCCCTAGTCGGCTATGTCTTTACGATCATCGGTCCGCATCATCACAAGCAGGGCGTTCTTGTTGGGTCGATCACGATGTACTGGCTGCATCCTGCCAATCGGCTGGGCTTGGCAGGCTACAAGTTGCTGCGTGGCAACGAAACGCTTTTGAAAGAGCTGGGCGTGCAGAAAGTTCTCGCGTCCCGCATGCTCAGTCAACGGACTGACATCCTGTTCGAGCGGATGGGCTACGTGGAAGAAGAAGTCCTTTATGGGAAGTGGCTATGATTAGATTTTCTCATGTTTCTGACTATGCTATGTGCGATCCCGCATGCACAATTCACATCTTTGCTGGGATGCTTTTCAATTGTTATTGGTTGCAAGTCAGATTTATAGGGCCGTGTTCCGTTCCTCGTTACGACTACGCAACTAGCCATGCTTGGGTGCAGGAGCGAGCGCGCATTCAGGTTCGATGGGGTAAGAAATGAGCAATTACCTTCCGTCCAGCAACGTCAACGTCCCCAATCCCTACCAGCTCGGGCATGATCCCGGCGCTGATGCGGGCGCATACAAAGGCACGCAGGCGCTTGGGCAGTACAATCTCGGAGGACAGAACCTCGGGCAGTATCAGAACCTCACGCAGCAGGGCGTTAACAATCCCTATGCCGGCATGTACCAGCAAGGCGGCGGTACGGCGGGACAGATGGGGATGCAGGCCGGCCAAGGCGCCTACGGTGCCGGCGGGCAGCTCATGCAGAACAGCCTGGGCATGTTGCCCGACGTGTCGGCCTTGTTGAGCATGGGGTTCGACCCGCAGCAGGCTTTGTACGCGCGCACGGCACAGCAAACGGAGGACCAGCAGCGTGCGCAGCAAGCGGCTTCAGGCGTCGGGGGAACGCCTTACGGTGCCGGTGTCATGGGTCAGACCATGAACAATTTCAATATCGACTGGCAGAACAACCTGCTTCAGCGCGCTCTTTCCGGCGCGCAAGGCGCAGGAAATTTGATGGGCGCCATTGGGCAAGGCGCTGGGCAAGGCGCCGGATTGCAGGCGGGTGGCATCCAAGAATACCTGCAGGGTGCGGCGACGCCGTATAACGTCTTCAGCGGGATCAATCAGAACCAGCTCGGGCTTCTCCAAGGGGCCAATCAATACGGGCAGGGTGCTGCGCAAATTCCGCAGCAGCAGATTCAGGACTATCTGTCTTACCTTAATCAGTCCAATCAGAACGCTCAGACGGGAATTAACGCGCAAAACTTGGCGCTCGACAAAGCCAAGTTGCAGGGGCAAGAGTACCAGCAGATTGGACAAGATATTGGCGGTGCTATGGGCTGGGGTATGGGGGGCGGCATGGGCGGAATGGGGGGTGGGTTTGGCGCTAACCCCTTCGCTATGATGATGGGGGCCGCGTAAATGGGCCAAGGACTTCTCGGGATCGGAGCTGGAGCGGCCGGCGCGTTCGGCGGGGCCTACGACACGGCGCGGCGCAATCGCCAGCAGTCGCAAATGGGCGACATCGAGATTCAGAATGCACAGCGGGAAGCCGCTTCTTTAGCCGCGGCCGGCAATAGCTTGGGGGCGCTTGCGGGCTTGGGCGGTGGTTCGACAGGTGCAGGGG